ATGAACGGTACCATCAGGTCGTGGATCCACTATCTCCAACTTCGCTGTGAACCAGGAACCCAATTCGAGCACAGACAAATTGCAGACAGAATCAAAACAATCTTCTGCAAAGAATTCTCCATCATCGGAGAAGCAGCCTTTGCAGAAGACTGAAGAGTTAGACAAGTGGCGATCAGAAGGTCGCGGCGCTTTGTTTTTTTAGTTCCGTGACGGCATGCTTGGACTCCACATCCTTGCGTGCCAGCTTTTTCTTTTGGTTAACCAGGTAGACGATCAGTGCTTTGTTCATTTGATTTGTCCTCCAGTGACGTAAGGAAAGTAGCAGATGTTACGGTACTTCAGGCAGAGCCAGGGACGGTGGGCTAAGTTCCACCAGGCTTGGTCCTTCTTGGCTTGGTCTTCTTGGTTGTACTTGCAACCGCGATACGTTAACGTCATGGCTTTGGTATCTATTGATACGGAAAGTATATGACAGTTGATGTATATGATGTCGTTCACTGAGTAACACAATGGCAAACTCACTTAGCCATTACCACTAATCACTCATGACACAACAACATCCCATCACCCCACCGCCAGAGCTGGTTGAGCAATGGCGAAAGGAGCCAGGTTTTTCTGCGCTATCACCGTGTGAGATGGTGACCCTCACTAATACCAAGCTACAGGACATTGCCACCCACGCCGCCCAATGGGGTGCAGACCGCCAACTTGAGGCAGACGCGGAGTGGTTAGACCAAAATTCCTTGGATGCGTCACATTTGACAATCACTCCGACAGGTAAGGGTTTGGTAGAAGCAATGCGCCCCAAGCCGCCAACCTTGAAGGAGCAGGCGCTTGATCTTCTGGATAAAGCAGAGGATCCATCTTGGGATATCAATGATTTTTCTATTGTCCGCCGCGCCCTTGAACAACTTCCCGACAGCATTGTCGTATTTCCTTCTCACTGTTAAAAGCATTAAAAAGCGGCAGGATGCAACTCCCGCCGCTCTTGCAACTGGATCTCACTCCAGTCGCTTTGCTGCTTTCTGGTCAGCCCAAGCACTGTAGCACATGGCAGGTATTGGCATGTATTACCTGGAAACAGGAATCAGCTAATACTTGCCCGTTTACGAACAGCTTCCACTAATCACCCATGACACAACAACATCCCATCACCCCATCGCCGGAGATGATCCAGAGGTGGTCAGAACAGTTTGAAGCAGGGAGATCACTCTATGCAATGTTTGAAGATATTTACAGAGCAGGAGCAGACGCTGAGCTGGAGGCGTGCTGTAAATGGCTCCCTAAACTGCCTCCGTGGAGCGGAGACGATCTACGGCGTCATCGCCGCCCGAAGCCGCCAAGCTTGAAAGAGCAGGCGCTGGCACTGCTTGACAAAGCTGCGGATCCATCTTGGGATATTAATGATTTCACTATTGTCCGCCGCGCACTGGAGCAGCTCGATGACTGACTACAAGTTTGTGCCACTAGACACGCTGGAGAATCGTCTTGGCGATGCACTTGGCCTGGCTATCGCCATAATCCGCAAGCCCGAAGCCATCGACAACAAAACCATGGCTCAGATTGAAGGACCGTTCAAGGAATGGTGCGACGGTCTTGTTGATGGAGGACTGCTCAATGACTGAACTTTCACCCGCTGCACAAGCAGTCCTAAATGCCGCCTATCGGCGCATGGACGAAAATCCGCACAAAGAAGTCGAAGCAACGCTCGCCGCTGCCCTGCGAGCCGCTGCAGATCAGGTGGTTCCAGCGCCACGTCTTCCGTATGACTCTTGCTGTGATGTAAACGCATCAGCAATACGCGCCGAACTTATGGCCATTGCTATCGAGCTTGAAGCCCAGTAGTCACCTTCACTAAAAGCTAAGCCGTGTGTGGAACCACGGCTCTTTGCTTTCCAACTTAGGCCAAGCTTCACGAGGCAAGGCCCTGACCGATGTTGGTTACGGGTAACACCCCATGAATAGATCATAGGAATCAACACTGTAACATTCATGAAAGGATTTGTCGCCAGCAAACTTCCAACTCGTTCTGCTTCTTACTGGGTTGCTTGCTATAGCCAGGATAATGAAGATGAACCTATTGCTGTGTATAAAAAAGTCCTAACCTTAAAGGTTGGACAAGATAAAGACAAATTAATTCTTCGGTATTGCCGTGAACTAATGCAGATCAATCAAACCATCTGGGAGATCTTGGTTCACCAAGGAACTTCTGAAATCCCTGAGCACGGTGATCAGATCACACTTCGCATGAGCCGTGAGAAATTTCAGGGATCGACAACCGTGGTTTAATACTTTATAATTTCTTTGGTTCTGCAGACCACCAGTGGCCACTGGTCCGTCACCTTTCAGGGGGTGACTCCTCGATATCACAGAGTGGAAGCTGTGATGTCAACGATGAAGCAACGAGAGGAATGGGGGCCGACCCCTGTTTAAACCCCGTGATTCGGGATCCTCTCTAGCTTCATAGTAAGCCGCCAGTCTGAATCGGACGGTACTTCTGTCCGCGATAACGTAACCAAAGACCCGGCCGGTGAGCTAGGTTCCACCAGTTCCTGTTTGATAAAGCTTCTTGTTCCTTCAGATAAGGAACACCTCGATAAGTTAATTGAGTCATGGCACCAGCCACATACTCTTAACTATAGGAATTTGTATTAATTACTACAGTTTATACTGCAACACTAAGTGTTAATTATTTGTTAAGAATGGGGTGCAGCCGCACCAACGGGGCACGGCTGTTCAGTTTCCAGCAGAAGGAAACCATAAAAACTTCTGCTCCCCAGGCCTGACATGGTTCTTCTTCGGCCCACTGATATAATAAGACATAGTGCTTTACATTCTCAACCCATGCCTGTATTATGCAAACCTAAGATCATAGGAACAGTCTCTTGTGATTCCGGTTCAATCGCTGTTGTTGATCCAACTTATCTCCAGGCATCAGAAGAAAATTCTGTTGAGCTTCCTCAGTGGAATCTGTTTACTTCTTTTGATACTGAAAGTGGCGATGGAGAATTTGTTGTCTACTCTCAACGTGATGGCTGTGGTCGGCTACGTCGTATCATCATCGAACTTGAATGATTTCTTCTATCGTCTTCTTGATTTGGGTACTCATCAATATCATCTTTCTATTTAATTTCAATTTACCAGTTGGTTACTTGGTCATCGTTAACCTATCATTTATTATTGCTAGCCTCCTCACTGACACCGAAACTCAAGACCGCATATGAACAAACTACTTGATCCACGCAAAGAACCAAACATCTGGCTTGCTGCCATGTTTGATCATCTTCTCCATGTGGGTGATCAAGATTCTCTAGAGTCGCTGCGGTCCGGTTACTACCAACTCTGTAATGTTATCGAGCCTGGTCTCATTGATTCTTTGTTTCAGTCTTGGATTGAAGCATATCTTCAAGGACTCCAGGATACGGATGGAACAGAAACGATTGAAAATACTGCTCGCTCACCAAGGGAGCTAGCGGATCTTCCGGAACCACTGGAATAATTTTCCCCATCTTATAAAGTGGATCGCCTGCATAAGGCGGGCGATGCCACCAAAATATTTTGTTAAAGCAATCAGCTTCCCAGTCAGGATGTCGTGGTAGCCATCTTAGAAAAGCTCTAAACTGGGTATGCCGTCTTGCTGAAGTGGAATCTATATAGACTGCATCGCCAGGTTCTAATTGCCAACGCATCCGCAGCACACAATCAAAGCCACGGATAATTGGTATTACCCCTGATTTACCAGTGATCTGTGTGTGTAGCAATCTGCTACGTTGATTTTTTTTCTTTTGATACCAATCATTTAGTTGACGTTTTGATTTGCTGACAGCAAAACCAAACTTCCACACCCAATGATTAGGCTCATACTCATATAAAGGAGTCAGAAAGACTTTACAATACTGATCGTTGACTTTGAAAGTAGTAGTGCTACGCTTTCGACAGACTCTGTAGGTCATTGTGTGAACGATCTAATTATTACAATACAACAGGATCGAGAGCTTTGGGAGATTGTTGAAAAGCTCAAGAATCCTGATGAAGATCTAGAAGATTTCTTGCTCAGCTTAGCGCATATGCTATCCATTGAGTTCCAAGAACTTCATAAGACTGATCTCTCCGATAAGCTTGCTTCTCTCTTTGGCGGTCTTCCTAACAGGGCACTGATCATGGCTCCCATGCTTCTTCACATTGCACTTGATATCTTCTTGATGCGTGCAATTCCTCAAGATGGAATGGAGGAGTGAGATGCAACGTGGTTATGTTCTCTGTGACAACACTCTATCTAAAGTGTTGTGCTTGACGCCAGGGAAGGACGGCGTGCTTCTCAATGAAGTGGATAGTACACAAGTTCTAAACAAAGCATTGTGCTTGGAAGACCTGACAGAAATAAAGAATGTCTTAAAGAGATTGCAAGCAAATGATCTTGTCAATGATCTTGAGATTGTTAACGTAGCTAGGCTCTATAAAAAGTTCTTCTAAGTCAGTCTTATTATGAGACTTATTCCAAATAGGCGCCAAAGGGATAAGGCCATTATAATTATGGCCTACATTGCTAGTGTTCATTTGGAATCTAAGAAGTGCTCTTGCTGTCAAAAAGTTAAACCTGTTGATGAATTTTACAAGCGAGGTCGATGTCCAAGAGAGCGGCGGCAAAGATATCGTTCTCACTGCAAAGAGTGTTGTTCAATCAAGGCAGCTGTTCGTTGGGAGACAGATGAAAAGTTTAAACAGCGAGGTAAAGATCACACTTACAGATACAGTTTAAAGAAAAACTACGGTGTAACTGAAGTTGACTATTTAGAAATACTTGCAGAACAAAATGGAGTTTGTAAAATATGTCAACAAAATAGTCATCTAAAATCTGGAAGACTGGCTTTAGATCACTGTCATAAAACAGGCAAAGTCAGGGGACTGTTATGTACACGCTGTAACTCGGGTATTGGAATGTTTAATGATGATATAGAAAAGATCAAAAAAGCTATTAAATATCTGGAGGAAAATATCAATGATTGAGTTAGTTGTAGATATTGAGACAAATGGTTTGCTTCCTGTTTTAGATACAATACATTGTCTTGTTATGAAAGATGTAAATAAGGAAAAGATATTTAGTTGTGCAGATCAACCTGACTACATGCCTATAGAAAGAGGATTGGAATTACTTTCAAACGCAGATAAAGTTATTTTCCATAACGGTTTAAAGTTTGATATCCCTGTTATCAAAAAGATATATCCTCGCTTTGAATTAAAAAAGAATGTAAAGTATTTTGATACGCTTATTACCAGTCGATTATTCTGGCCTGAGCTAGAGCCTGTTGATGCGGCGAAGTTCTCTCATATTGATCGTAAATATTTTGGTCGTCACTCTCTTGCTGCATGGGGTGAACGACTGGGAGTATCTAAGATCAAATTTAAAGAGGAAGCTAAGAAAGAAGATGAAGAAATAAAAGATGTGTGGGCACAGTGGAGTGAAACAATGCAGAAATATTGTGAAGGTGACGTAGAAGTTTCGACTAGACTATATGAATACATGTCCTCTCAAAATGCTGACCCTCGTTCAATAGAACTTGAACATGAATTTGCTCTGGTCATGGCAAAGCAAGAGGCGTTTGGCTTTCCCTTCAATGAAAAGGCAGCCTTTGCCCTGGTCAACACGCTCAAAGCTCGACGCTCTGAGCTTGAAGATCAACTCCAGGAAACCTTCCCGCCTATTGCGGAAGAACGCTGGTCGGAAAAGACTGGCAAACAACTTAAAACAAAGGTTACTGTTTTCAACCCTGCTTCCAGACAGCAAACAGCTCAGCGACTTCAAGAAAAATATCCTGAGATTACATTTGACTCCACGGAAAAGGGATCTCCTAAAGTGGATGATGATGTTCTTGAGGCGCTTGGTCAGAAATATCCAGAAGCTAATCTCTTAGCTGAGTATCAACTACTTAACAAACGGTTAGGTCAGATAGCAGAAGGAAAAGAGGCGTGGTTAAAGCACTGTCAAATTTACAAAGATGGAAAGATCCATGGTGAAGTTGTTACTAACGCCTGCATTAGTGGACGTTGCAGCCACAAGCGTCCCAACATGGCCCAAGTCCCCAGTGTTGGTCACGCTTTTGGAGCTGAGTGCCGTGCTCTTTTCCATGCTCCTGATGGTTGGTCTCTGGTTGGTGCTGATGCTTCTGGACTCGAACTCAGGGCGCTAGGCGCTTGGCTTGCTTACTTTGATGACGGTGAGTACGCCAGCCTGGTCAGCAAAGAAGGTTTTGATATCCACACATACAATGCCAAGCTCTTTGGGATCTACGATGGTGTGGGTGAGATCAGCAAAGCAACCCGTGATCTTTCGAAGCGGCTTATTTATTGCATTTTATATGGCGGCGGTGCAAAAAAAACGGGATCAATTATTGCGCCAGATGGCAGCGAAGATTCCCAATACAAGCAGGGTAAGAAAACTATTGATACGTTCTATAGCAATCTACCTGCTATCAAGAAGCTTAAAGATCTCATCGAAGAACGCATTACGCAACGCGGTTATCTTACTGGTATTGATGGCAGACGGTTACAGATTCGCTCTAAACATTCAGCCCTCAACCAACTTCTCCAATCCACGGGCGCCATCGCGGTAAAGAAAGCAACAACAATTCTTTATGATGATCTAACTAATGAAGGATTAGTGTGGGGAGAAGATTTTGGTTTTGTTGCGCATATTCATGACGAGGTACAAGCACTGGTTAAACCTCAGCATGTTGATCTTTATACCAGGCTTGCTATTGATTCTTTCCGTAAATCAGGTGAGTACTTCCAATTGAAATGTCCGCTTACTGGTGAGGCCAGGGTAGGTAAAAACTGGATGGAAACTCACTGATTATTTAAACTCAACTTGAAAAGGACCGCCATATCCTGTTCCTTTCAAACGATGTTTAGATTCATCGTATCCATATTGACGTAAGCTTTGTTCTAATCCGCTGTAGTCACTTCCTCTCAAACGATCTACAACAGGATCAATCACATAATCTGTAACAACATCTGCAAGTTTTTCTGCGCCACGGCTAGCTAATTCTCCAACAACTCCTTCTGCAAATCCTTGAGCAGCAGGAGGAGCTACATAAGTTCCAAGTGCAGCACCAAGTAAACGACGCCCTTTAGGTAATCCAAATTCACTAGCCATTCTTAAAGCATTGCGACTTGCTAATGCTTCTTCTGCAATTGTATGTCTTGGTCCAGGAGCAGTTACATTTCCTAAGAGTCCTTCAAGTCCTGCTTGCCACAAACTTCTATTCTCATCTTGTGAACCTCTACCTGCACTCAAACCTCCAATGGTTCCAGGTTGAATAACTTGTTTTCCGTAATACCAGTTACGTTTACTTTGAGCAAGGCTCGGATCAGCAAAGTTAAGGGCATGTCCAAACTCATGTAAAGCAACTGGTGCTGAATATCTAGCATAGTTTTTTAGTTGTGGTTTTTCATCCATTAATTTATTAAAGCGTTCATCTAATTCTGGTTTACTGCCCCAAGGTAAGCTTTGAAGATCTTGCATAATAGGCGATATTTTTTCATCGAATTTTCCAAGATCTTGCATATATTTTGCACGGGCTTCGTCAGATAAAACTCCTTGAACATTGACACGATTCTCATTATTCCAAAAAGCATCAGGGTGATCTATAAAGCCAGTAAAGCTTACTGGTGTTCTTAGTTTTGGATTAAGAAACTCTTGTACTTTTTCAATGGTTGATAGAGGAATCTGTGTTGCAGGATTTGTTTTTAGTTTATTGACTACTCTGTTTGCTGCTCCACCTGCTTGGTTAAGTAGAGAAGAAGCTGCATTAACTCCAGTAAATTCTCTTACAAAATTTTGAACTTGCTCTGCTTTCCTAGGATTTCTAGATACACCAACATAAGGACTGTCTGCTCCACCCGGTAACAACCCTCCAGCCAAGTTTTTATCTACGGCTCCATATACTCTGTTAACTGCTTCAAAGCCGCCACTCAACCAATTAGGAAAAGGCATTGGATCTTTTAATCTGTTTTAATTTTAAGTTACTTTTTCTTCCCACCATTCTTGGCTTTACGGGCGTTAGCATTACCGCTGTTCTGCTTAGCATTTTGCTTAGCGGTAGCAGCGGATTTTTTATTTTTTGGTTTAGACATTAGCGGGCAGAATAGCTAAGGGTAATAACAGCATCTGTTCCACCACTTTCAGATAAGAAGTTACCGCGAATAAACTTCATCGGGCACCCGGTAATGTTATAAACGTAGGTTCCATTAGCAGTAATTGTATTTGAAATCAATGCGCCATAGTTGGTGCCATCGATGCTTCCATCCAATCGCACAACTACATTCGTGTTGATATTGGTAACTTTTACTACAAGTGCGTAGTCACTGGTAGAGAAGTAATTATTTTCATATACCGCAACAGCTGTTGTCGTACCAGGAGCAGTCAGCTCACCGGCATTAAAGAATAACGTATCCTGAAAGTAAGTGACCACAGCTTAAACTTTTCTTCTCTTGCTATTCTACAAAACCTAAGTACACTAGCTACGAATTCCATATAACAATTACGGTCTTGTTTTATAACAGTTACAGCATTTAACGATTGAAGAAGAAAAGAGGACTGCGCTGAAGCTGGCCAAAGAAGGATTGTAACGCATCTCCTGCTTTACGTGTTCGGTTCTTCCAAGCACCTGCAGCCTGCGATAGGGCAGCCTGTGTCTGAGTCACAATATTACCTTCGCCAGCTACGGAACCACGGGGTACGATAATCGGTTTTCCATTTTTATAGGCAATCCCAGTATTCGTGTACCGACCTTCCGGAGTCATTACTGTATTGCTACGAGTGTCTACAAATTCACCTCTAGGACCAATCCGTTCGATTGCTGCAGTCGGTGCACCACCTAAGCTCTCAGAGCTGATGGGATCGCTAAGAGCAGTAACAACTGCTTCCTTAGGAGAAGCACCGAGCCCGTAATTTATAGCTGCATCGAGTAAAAGTGCTTTTGTCGCGGGTTTAACAGAAGCTCTAACTGTAGTAGGTAACTGCTGAACCGCACGGACAGGTGCACCAAGAGAACCCCTGCCTTGTAAGGCAGTCCTTCCAATTAAATAATTCCGTGTTCCGACTGCTTTCTGTAGCGGTGTGAAATCAGGAGCTGGTTTAGTGCCTAGGGCACTTGGCTTTGAGGGGTCGAGAGCGTTAAATTCTGTATAAGGTTGAATAGGCAGGAGCCTTTCATTGCCTCGGGTAAACATTTGAACATTACCTGAACTGCTACCGTACGGACCACGGACAGAAACCTCAGTCATGGGACCGGCAAAACCAGCTCTCTCGTAAAGATTTGCACGCCAGTCGGGATCACCTCCAGGACGCACATTCTGGTAGTTTTCAGTTACCGGTGTCAATTGCGAAACAGAACCAAAAGGACGTTCCGCTTGCATTATCTGATTTTTAAAAGTATCAAGTGTTTCCTGTTTTAAGTTCTTCGGCAATTCGAACCCACGCGACTCCCAATATTTTGGGGTTGCCATTGCACCGCCCGGCCTGGTCACGGCGGAAGACCTTGATCTAAGTCTTTCAATCTCTTCTTGCTGGCTACTTCTTAAGGGACCCGACTCTGCCAAAGGTCTACCTTCATCCTCTGCTAAAAAAGCAGCACGCTGATTTTGATAATTTCGTGGATCAGACTCTATTTCTGCTATATCTCGGGCATTAACATCAGCTACGTTTGGAGCGGTCTCAAATCCGTAGTCAATCGTATTACCAACAGGGACACGAAAATCCTTTAAGAATCGTTGTGCCGCGCTAGTCGGAGTGCCTCCTCCAGGGAATGGGAGAGTTTCAAACTTCATTTGCCAAGGATTTTTTGTCCTTGGATCGCGTGCACTTTCAATATCAACAATTACATCTTTGCCTCCAGAAAGGCCCATTAAGCTATCTGACTGTTCTACTTCCCTCTTAATCTTAGGCCGCTCTCCGGGTAGCTTATAAGCTTCAAACGTCTCATTGACTATGGTATTAGGGTCGATGCCTTTGCGCCCAATGATGTTACCTTCTCCATAAAAGTCCAGAATTTCCTGGTCTGTGATATTGGAGCGGAGGTAATTCGTCATAAAGTTGTCAACTTTTTGACGAAATCCTGCGCGTGTTTCAGGAGCCACTAATTTTAACAGTTTCTTCTCTTGCTATTCTACAAAACCTAAGTACACTAGCTACGAATTCCACTGACCAATGGAACCCCAGCGCATCCGCGACATCAAAGCCTCCCTCAATGACATGTCGATGGAGGAACTTCAGGACATGAGTGATGATCTCAGTGCTCTCATTTCAGTCTTAATTACGCGCCAGGTGGCAGTTGAAGACACCATCCTGGATCGCTTAGAGTCGGCCTTTACAAAAAGCTGATGGACCTTACAGAATATAGGTGGCACCAGCGGTTTATGCGTCTGGCTAAAGAGGTTGCTACTTGGAGTAAGGATCCAAGTACAAAAGTTGGTTGTGTATTAGTAAGAGAAAAGAAAGTATTAAGTACTGGATATAATGGCTTCCCTAAAAATATTAGTGATGATCTCAATCGTTTAATTGATCGAGAACAAAAGTATGAAATCACAGTTCATGCTGAAGTCAACGCAGTTACATCTGCTGCCCTTCATGGTGTCAGTACTGAAGGATCTATTGCTTATGTCACTTTCAATCCATGCAGTCGCTGTGCTGCTGTACTTATTAATGCTGGCGTTACATCCGTCTTTAGTGATGGAGGAGCACCTATTCCCAAGCGTTGGTTAGAAAACTTTATACTTGCCAGCAAATTGTTTGCAGAAGCTGGCGTAGACTACCAAACCATTGACCCTCAATCTGAGATTCCCTGATGAACACCCTGCTTGCCACAGCTTCTTATGTCGGAGAAAAGTTCTTTGACAACGGCCTTAGGTTCATGCAGTTCACTATCCCTAAAGTTGGTAACTCTGGTGCACCTGCTCCTTTGTATGTAGTTCCTAACAAAGCAGCCGGTGAAACATTTGATGCTTTCCAACCCGGTGCAAACCTTCTGTTAGGTGGTCGGTTGTACCCCAGCCGCAAAGACTACAAGATGTATTTAGTTCCTAATCAGATCCTTCAAGTTGCTCCTGCTGGTCTCCTTGTTAATCAGGTCAACCTTGCTGGTGGTGTTGGTTTTATTCCTGAGCAAAATAAAGAAGATCTGTTTACTTTCTCGTTGATGTGTTCGGCGCCAGCGCAGCAGATCCTTGGCCACACCTGGGATGACAGCCTGTCATTCCGTATGGAAGCCTGGGGTGACGATGCGCGGCGGATGCTCAACAGTCTTCACGTTGGTCGCCAGGTTGCTGTGACGGGTGCTCTTCGTTATAACACTTGGACTACACAAGATGGTCAGCAGCGTGGCATCTACCAAGTGCGTGTGAAGTCTGGTACTTATGCTTTCTTTGGAAAGAATAAAAAGAAAGAGGAACAGAATGAAATGAAAGCCATCAATACAGGTAATAGGTTTGAGAGCCCTGCTGGTGTCGTTGCTGAGCCGTATCAGTCGGCTGTGCAGCTCCCTCCTCTCCAGCAGGATGACCTTGCCCCTGCCACCCCTAACTCGGATGGAGTTCCTTTTTGATCAGATTTTCTAATCTGTAATAACTTAGCCGCCCTTGAAATTTCGACTACTGTTCAGGGGGTGGACATCAGGGTGAGGTGACTCCGGCTTCATCCCTTTCATCTCCAGGTCAGTGCCAGCACGCCAACTGCTGTACAGGTGCAACTCCTGTTCTGGAGACCGTTCCAACTGCTTTAACGTAATGTCTGTCTTGAATCGGTACTTGAATGCTGAAAAGTATCAAGGAGAAATGCGCGATCTGGTTAATGCCCAGATCCTTAATGACAAAACTCAGTGTGGTCTTTTCCTTAAAGATACTGCACTTGCTCGTATCGGCTGGACTGGATCTGCTGATCAGTTTCCTAAAGCTGAAGAGTACACCCATACTTATAACAATGGGGACAAAAATGAAGGCATCTTTTTTAAGACGCCTCGCATGGTAGTTCTCCATTGTGGCTTCCGTAAAGATACAACCTTCATCGAAAACTCTGATAAGGGTGGTATCGACGGTTTGTACCCCAGGGATTCATTCCTTTATGACGACTGGGAAGCAGCAAACCCTGGGAAGCCTAGCCCTTACAAACGTCGCCGCCTTGTCCTCATGTTCCTCGTGGATGAAAATGGTGTGGCTGTGCACAAGAAACCGTTGATCCTTTCGATCCACGGTGGTGCATCCAATCTGTTCTGTGATGCGTATGCAACATTCATTGAACAGTTGGAAGCAGCTTTTGCTGATCGCATGGGTTTGAAGTCTGCTGCTGGCTTTGACCCCAAGCAAAGTGCTGCTGCAATCTTTACTCCGACCTTTGGTTCTCAGCTCTATGGTGGGGACAAAGCAAAGAGCTGGATTGCATACCCTGAAAAATGGGTTACTCCTACTGCTGAAACAGTAGAGAAGTTCTTCCCTAAGTCGGAAGAAGACATTGATTTTATTGAAACCGTATGGGAGACCTGTCCTCCTGAGGTTTATGCAGCGAGCTTCTTCAAGCAGTGCGAGAAGGAGATTGACTATCACGCTATCAAACCTGGTCTTGACTTTACTCTCCCTCCGATGGAATCAGCTGGTTCCAGCACTCGTGTACTGACAGGTGCACGTGATCCTGAAACCGGAGAGATCAGTCTCGACTGATTAATAGAAGATAAGATTGGCCGGGTTAACTACCCGGCTTTTTTATTCTTCGTAGTAAGTCTTGATTACATCAGCCTCCAGGTTGGAGAGCCTTGCGATCAAACTTCTGATAATTGCTTGGCGATGTACAGCTAACTGAAGAAGTTTTATAGCACCTGCTCTCAGTGCATCTGGATCAGTTGCTGCTTCTAATTCCTTTGTGATCTTTGCTAAAAGAAACTCATCCTCAAGAGAAAGACTAAAATCATCTGGAGTGAATTTGTATTCAATTAGCTCAAAGCCAGACATTACTTCATGGCGATAATGTTCAGTCTAAACATTAAACATTTAACGTCAAGTAACCATTGTTACTGTGCTTGACACCACAGGCTAAGAACGTAGACTGGCACTGGCTTCTCAGCTCTCAGCTACAATGGCAAAGAAATCGTTAAGCGGAAACACTCACAAAGAATCAGTCCCCAAGCGCACCTCCATTGGTCACGGACGCCGTAAGCGCGGATCGTTTGCTGCTCATGGAGAAAAAAAATATAGGGGACAAGGAAAAGGATGATCTCTCGACCTGGAGGATGTCGTTAAAAGCCTCACTGCACACACCAACCGACCGTAATGAACGTAACTGAATCCCAGCTTTCTGAAGCTCAACGCTTGATCTATGGGCGTCGTCGCATCATTGATGCCCTCTATCAAGAAGATCCTGATCGTTACAAAGTTCTGCAGGCTACAGATATTCAATCCATTTCTCTTCAGGAAGATCTGGTTTGTTTGGAGTTAGCGGATACCCAACTCTATATAGAGAGGGCAAAAATTCTCAAAAATTTTTGGGAGCATCGAACTCGCACTCCTTCCTATTTTGATTACAAGGTCTGGAGCCAAGCACTAGCTTCTCGCCCTTGGCAAGGTACACCGATTGCTGCTTTGGATTACGGTCCATCGCCAGTGACTGATGCCCTCCAGCCGCTGCTGGGTAGGGCTCCGCGCATTCAAACCGATAAGGACGGTGTGCAGAAGCTCTACTTTGTTATGGAGAAAGATGAGATGTGCAGCTGTGAATCATGGAACCAGATGCATGTTCATCGTCAAGAACTTTCAGATGAATTCTCTACTTATACAGATATAAAATTTAAGCCGCTGTGTAAGCACTTGCAATGGTGCTCTGCTAATATGCTGCTCCATACGTTACGTTTTGAGGCCAGACAAGATGAGAAGGAATACAACCCGCGTATTTGTGTTTATTATTTTGATCACCGTCGTGGCTTGCTACTTTATCGCGTAACTTATGACGGTGTAAAAACAGGTGGTCAATGGTTTCCTGTTGCTGGTTGGAAAGAAAAAGCTATCTATGACAACAATCACATGCCAACTGGTGCATGTTGGCAAATGTTTACTGATGCACTGACACAGGATCCTCCTTTTAAATTGTCTCCTTATTCGCAAAGTCTTGGTCTTGTTATGAATTCAACACGCGCCCGCTAGTTTATCTTTCATTTAGAACACATTGCACATTAACCATGGCTGACAAACTTTCCCTCATTCAAATTGCTGAATCCATCCAACACATTGGATTCCTTAAGGATCTTCCTGATATTCCAGAAGATGAAAGGGCTCAACTGGAGCAGCATCTCCATGACTTAGCTTCTCGCCAGGAGTCTAAGTTTGATGCGATCATTGGCATGATCAAGAAGTGTGATGCTTACATTGAAGCACTTCAAGATGAGATGCAGGAAATTAAGGATAACCTTGATGCCTGGAAGAAGAACAGGGAAAAGATGGTATCAATCATTAAGTTTGCTTATCAGCAGGATCTGATTGATAACAAACCTACGGGTACTAAGTACCAGGCAACTATTCGTAAAACCAAGCCACGTCTCATTGACAACTTTGATCACTGGGAAGAGGAAGACCGTACTGAGTTCGGTCTCCGTAAAACCACAACAGTAACTAGGATCAAAGACAACACAGTTTTAGAGGTCAAGCAAGAGGATCTACCAGATAAAGATCGGGTGCGTGAAGCGCTTGCTACCGATGACGGTTCAGCTCCAGCATCTGCTCAGTTGGTGCCTGGATTCTCCTTTGTTTATGAGCGTCGTAAAAGGTTGAGTACCTGATAAACTAAATGAGTTCCCCCTCTCTTTTCGATGGGGCTCACGGTTCAGGAGGCGTCCGATAACGTCTCCCCGTTTTCCTTACGCCAGTGAACCGTCGTCAGCTCTGGCATCTCTGGGCAAAAGCACTCGGAGAAAAAACAGGACGCACCACATCAGAAGCAGATCGGGTTGCTCTTATCCGATCTATCATCTTCCTTAGTTACTTCTTAACCAACTGTTTTATTGTGGCTGGTGTTATTCGCCACTGGAACAATTGAGTCTTGTTTGAGACTTAACACTTTCTCCCTACCATCCCTAGGCTCCAGGCAAAAGGTCTGCTAATCTTGGTGCGGCCTCCTGCACCCCTATGCCTGAGTTCTACTACAGCGACTACGACAATTATTTCGATCTCTTTATTAAGCACTCTGAAAAGATTGCTAAGATGATGTCTCAGTTGAATTATCAAATTACTGAGCTTGGCATGTCTCCAATGCCAAGTCAAGATTTGCTTCGTATTACTATTGATCTTCTTTATTATGTTGACCAAACATATAAAAAAGAAAACAAGATCTCCGATAAGTACGACGTTCTAGATTTCCCGACCTCTGATGAATTGCTTAATTCAATGCGATCTCTCCTCAAAGAAGAACTTGATCGGTACTTGGGATCTAGCGATGCAACCAACCAATGAAACCGCTCAGTCCTGGATCTGTGATGTTGATGAGGAAGGTGTTCTTACCTTCCCCGATGAACTCTGGGATCTCATGGGATGGAAAGAGGGTGACACTGTGGAGTTTGTTGACCAGGAAGATGGATCTTTTCTTCTCCAAAAGGTAGAAAATCCTGACAACCCTGCTTACACTGGAGTAGTTGAAAAAGCTACTCTTGAAACCAGTGATCAAGCTCCTTAAAGATAAATTAATCCGTAGGTTGAATGTACATCTGGTGTCTCGTTATGAGACGCCAGAAGTATCAACAGATTGGATTAATGGTTATCAACAAGCTATCAATGATTCTGAAAAGTTTCTTGATCAGCTTGAGATCTATGAACCCTACACTGAATGCGACTCTCAGAACTGATCAACAAACTGCAGCGTTTTCATGATCTGTATCCACAGATTGATCCCCAGGTGACATTAACTGAAGTAGCTTATTGTAGCTATGATAAAAACAAAAAAGAACCTGAGTTTTTCTGTCGTACCGTTGATAAGATTGGTTGTTTTGAATTGAAGACATTTTTGCATATTCCTTCAGAACAACTCTTCTCAGAACGCGGTCCCTATCTAAACATCTTCTATGAGGGGGATGTCATTGATAAGCCAGAAGATTACTGGAAAAACAATTACTTTGCTCAACATGCAAACAAACAAACTCGGTCAACTAATTCAAGCAGCTGCTCAGCACCAGACGCAGGAACTCCAATGGATCAGCAACCTTTATCAGAAGAGGTTGAAGACTCTTATGGAAACAAATGAGAAATATAATGAATGGAAGAACCTTAATTCCAATGAAAACGCACAAACCACTTGACCTCCAGCAACCTGACTGGGTGTGTCGTGATTGTGGTGGACAGTGGGGACTGTGGTGGGACGGTGGTAACTACTCCGGCCCACCTCATCACTGTGCTACTTACCATAACGGATACTGCGGTGTCTGCGGTAAGAAGACCGGTGTAACAGAGGCTCGTGATTATGGTGGTTTAAAAGAAGGTTGGCATAAACCTTTGGTAAACTAAAAGAAATACTTCGTTATTCATGGAAGATCGTACTGAAGATCGCAAGGTTGACCGCGATACCGTTGAGCGCACCAAAGGTAAGCTCATGCAAAAAGCTGCTGAAAAGCGTAGTGAGAAAGAATCTGGTGGTAACAGTGGCGTAGAAACTGCTCGCCGTCGTTATGAAGAAAATCGTCGTCTCCAGGGTGTTGGCTGACGTTGCAAGTTAGTTAATACTTGCTAGTTTGGTGCTGTCGGCTTCTCTTTTATATGGCCCGCAGCACTAAACAAATTCGTTTTAAAGGTAAACCCTCCGAAATCCTGGAACCAATTGAGTTCGAGGGTTACACCATCAAGTCCCTTCGCCATGGGGTGACGGGACATGTTCTTTATTGCGCTCCTAGTGAGGAGTATGAATGGGAAGGCTGTTGGGGTATGGACCTTGAAACAGCTAAAAAGAATGTGCTGAAATTTAAAGAAGCACAGCAGTTACAATCGAGTCAGACTTGAATTAAGCATGGGACCGGCAAAGAATGACTTGATGGATGATCTTGCAATCTCCATCTATGAATACTTACACCAGGAGGCAACTGCCTTTCATGGTTCTTTGCTGGTCCTTATGCCAATCACTAAGATTGCAAAACAATTTGAACGCAACCACCGCACTATTACACGCCGCTTAACTGCTCTTAAACATGAAGGGTTGATTCAACCTATCATCAAAAAAGATTACGTTACTCTGTATAGTGTAGCTAGCTTGGAGGATTCTGATGAGTGAACGAGAACAAAACCCCGTTGCTGATCTCACGTTCCTTCTGGGCAGCTTCACTGATAACGGACGCTCGCTAAGGTCTTTTGTGAACCATCCCCAGGAATTAGCCATTACCATCTTGGTTTCTGGCCTGCTGGCTAACTCCAGGTGGGCTATGGATCCTGAAGACGCTATTAAAACTGCTTTTGTTATTCACGAAAAGATACAGAAAGAGGTCCAAAACTACCAATCTCTGAAGTTCGTGAATAATGTGGAGGGGTGCTTCCGCCGTCCTGAACTCACAGAAGAATGAAACTTCCTTTCTACTTCGATGTTGACATCGAGTGGGGTCATGTCAGGGTTGGTCCCATGATTCTCACTTGGTTTAATTCAGACACCAGTTGGGACTCCTGGGGCAGCGTTGATATCCTTTGGAATTTTAACTATTCCTTCCTTTTTGCTTTCCACGAATTTGTCCACCGTCCTTTCATTAAGGTCAGGAAGCTAGATCCTGAAATTTCAACAGCTTTGAGGGGGTCTAAAGAGCTGTAACTCCTTGCAACTACAGGAATTCCTGCTACATTGCGTGGACTTGGGTTCCCTGGATGCCTGCTGTTCTGGATGAAATTGCTGCAGACGTTAGCTTCATAGAGGAACTAGAGCGCAAGATTTATACGCCGTACTCTAAAACTGCATCGTATGAGCAGTTTTTGGATTACCGGTCCGAAGGAGATACTCGCTTAACCGTTAACGGAAGCCGCCATTACAAGACTCCGTATGGTGCTCTACCGTCAGTTACTACCATCCTGTCAGCTACAGGTGGTAATAAAGCTGCATTAGAACGCTGGGCTAAGAAAAATCCTGGTGGTCGAGAAGCTGCTGCCGCCAGGGGAACCAAGGTTCACTCCCTGATGGAGGAGTATCTGCTTGGGATCAATAAGAATCCACAGATTGATGACCCTGAGATTGCTGAGTTTTGGTCTGGACTGCCAGAAAATTTAGACAAACTTGGTCGTGTTATCTGGGCGGAGTCACCTGTGGGTGACGCGTATCCTTGGACAAAGGGAGGAGACGGTGTTAGCAGAGTATGGCATCCTGGAGTCCATGAAACTGAGACATGGGGATTTGCAGGGGCTCCAGATATTGTTGCAGAATATAAAGGCAAGGTTGTTCTTGGTGACCTCAAAACTAGTAATGGTCCCTACTATGGTAAGTGGCCTGGTCCAGATTGTCCAAAAAACGAGTACGGAATGAGGCGTGCTGGTTTTATGAAATATCAGAAATGTTTAATGCAATTAGGTGCTTATGCTATGGCATTAGAGCACACTGTTGGCATTATTCCAGAGATTCTTATGATTTTTGTAGCTACTAGGGAACGTTCTCAAGTGTTTGCTGTTCAGGGTGGCACCATCGAGAAGTACAAGAACAAGTGGTTAGATGCTGTAAACAAGTATTATTCTGAGATTCTTCCGGCTCTTGCTGAGACTGAAATTGATATGGAAGTAGTCAACGGCGACACTTGAAGTACAGGTTTCTGCCCCGTACATTAGAGGTACGAAGAAAAACGGTTGATCCTACACCAGCGTTGAAAACGCTTGCTACGTTGGCTCTGCCGTCTCCCTCTGACCTGCCATAACCTCCTGTGACGACTGCAACGCCTGAGCCCAAACCTCCTCATAAGCACCTTGCTCCAGGGCAGATCAACCTTGATCTCATCCCTGTTGATTTCCCCCTAACTCCCCTGCAAGGTAAGAAAGCTTATCTTCCTGGCTGGACTCAGGATCCCAAGACAGTCAATGAAATCCGTAAAGAAATTGAAGAAGGTCGCGCTACAGGTGTTGGTCTCCTTTGCGGTCAGTGCAGTAACGATCTTGCTCTAATCTTTGTTGATATTGATGGGGAAGAAGCTATCCCCGTCATTGAAGAGCTGGGTGGTGGTCCCCTCGAAGAGATTTTCCCGCCAACACTGACGATCACCAGTGGTAAACCTGGGAAGCTACGGATGCTTTTTCAGGTGCCGCCGCATCGTGTGCAGCAGTTGCCGGATAAAGCAACACTTAAGATCGGTAAGGCGCCATGGGAAATCCTATGGAGGTCCCGTCAAGGTGCATTGATGGGTGCACACCCCGATACAGAAGGGTATCGCACTCTTCCGCACGGTGGATTTGAATATGCCAAGCGGCTTCCTGAGATGCCTGAGTGGCTCTATGAAGCTATCGCACGGGCATACCCTAGCAGCCGTTATAAGAAACCAATCTCACCTGTTGGTGCTGTTATTACACAGAACATCACCATTAATTATGACAACGATAGCAAATTCTTCCTTGAAAGTATCATTGAAGAAGCACTTGACTATCTACAATACCTCAGTGTTGAACGCGCTGATGATTATGAGGAGTGGCTTGCTGTTGGCATGTCACTCCACCAGATTGATGACAGCCTGCTAGAAGCTTGGATTGAGTGGTCCTCTCAATCTGAGCACTTTGAAGATGGTGCTTGTGAGCAAAAGTGGAGCACCTTTGAACGGCTTCCAGGTGGTCCAAACCCTGATGGCGCCAGAGGTCTCAAGACGCTTCGAGCTAAGGCCAAGGAGGATGGCTTCATTGATATGGGCGGTTTTACTGTGCCCAACATTGAAACTATCAACAAGAAACTAGGTGATGCAGAAGCTGGTGACTTCCCAGCATTTATCTTTGATGGGCTCTTTGGTGAACTAGAAGATGAAGAAGACGGTGAACAGGAGTATCCTGAGGATCTGCAAGCCATCCTTGATGATGTTCGTGGTGGCTCCAGGAATCGGCGTTCTGTAAAGAAAGATAAAGGCAGCGAAAAGAAAGGAGCACGCAATCCTCCTGCTTCTGTACTGGCTGCTGACCTCCGTGATCACCCAGAAGCTTGCCTTTCAATCTGGCGGTATAACCCAACTTCTGATAGCTTCTTAAGATATAACAAAAATACAGGTGTCTGGAGCAAAGAGGATTACCCCAAGGAGTTTTGGCACACTGTTCAGTCCATTCTTGAAAGCACCAATCTCCCTGGTGGGCATAGTACTCATCTTATTTCTGATGTCGTTACCCTTCTTCAGTACCACCTCACTGAGGTTCGATGGGATCAAAACTCCGAGAATCTTGCGTTCCGTAACGGTGTCTACAACCTCTACACGGGTGACTTTGTAGAACACTCCCCTGAAAACTACATTACCTGGGGACTTGATATTGATTACGCGCCAGAGGTTGATCCTGGTCCGATTACTGAGTGGCTTTATCGCACTCAATATGGTGATGAAGCCAGGGTTAATGTGCTGCGGGCATGGTTGCGTGCTTGTTTAGTTGGCCGGGGTAATGAAATCCAGCGGTTCCTTGAGGTGATTGGTCCCGGTGGTCGTGGTAAATCTACCTTTGCTAACCTCTGCTGTGCCATGGTCGGTCATGGGAACTTTGCTAGCACTAACCTCAACCAGCTGGAGCAAAGCCGCTTTGAGTTGGCATCCATCAAAGGAAAACGTCTGACGCTGATCAATGATTCTGAACGGTATGGTGGTTCTGCTCAAAACTTCAAGGCGCTAACAGGTGGTGACTCCGTTCGCTATGAAGAGAAGCTCAAGCCCATTGGTGAACCGTTTGTGTACACCGGTATGGTCATGGTGGTTGCTAACGAACCAATTCAGACCACAGATAACACCAGTGGTTTGAGCCGTCGCCGACTCACTATTGAGTTCAACCGTCCTCTTTACGATAAAAATAGTGAAGCTAAGGACATGATCAAGATTGAAAATGGTTATATCAGCGGCTTATGGAAAGATTATTTACCCGGCTTAGTGAACTGGGTTCTTGCTATGGATGAACAGTCCATGCGCCAGTACCTGCTGGATACAGCTGAGATGGTACCTGCACTACGCCGCGTTCGTAATAATATCCTCCTCAACAGTAACAACCTCATTGAGTGGCTAAACTCTGAGATTGTGGTTGCTGATGTAGTGACTGCAGTGGGTAAGAAGATTCCCAATGGCGATAAGGAGCGTAACGAACGTTACTTCAATAGCCGCTATCATCTCTATCCCAGCTACTGTGAGTACTGTGAATCTACGGGTTCTAAAGCAGTTGGTCAGAAACGATTTATTAACTTGCTACTTGACTGCTGTAAAAACCAGCTGGGATTAGATGATGTTCGTACCTTCTCTAAAGCAGGTAAGAATTTTATTAAAGGTCTTGCAATCCGCGTATCTGATTCCAAATACGAGAACTACAAGACCATCCTTCCTGAAGGTAAAGATGAATAATGTTCCCGTTTGAGGGGATAATCGGATATTTTCCGATTATCCCTTAAAAAATCAACGCTAGGGAAGATCAGTACTGAAGGGGACTTCAAGCCTTGAGAGCTGCTATCTCAGCTTCCAAAGTTTCGACCTTGCTGATTAGCTTTTGGATTGCGCCGTACATGGCAGCGTAGAGTTGATCACTATTCAGGTCTCGGCAGTCTTCGATGACCTCCTCGCTGATTAGCTCACCCTTTTCAATCCGCTCTGGCTGCTCTTCGATGATGACGTTGCCGTTTTCGTCCAATTCTGCCGGAACAGCGGGAACGATGACTTCCTCGAAGATTTGGTTGTATTTGAACTTATGTTGGCGAACCGCCTTGGGAAATACAGCTTCAACGTCTTGCGCGATCCATCCAAGCTTGCGGCGATCATATGCTTGATCTTCTGTGTAAACCTCATCTTTCCACTTAAACCGTTTCAGTGGAATGTTCTTGACGGCTTCGTAGCAAAGATCAAGATCGGCAAGCTCGATCTCCTCTTTGATGCGCTCGTCGGAAACAATCGTCCAGGTATTTGTGGAAGGTTTACCGGCAGAGTCCGTAGACAGTTCAAGTTGATAACTGGGACTCGTAGTGCCGACCCCTACACGTCCTGAGGAGTTAATCGTAATCCGCTCGGTGCCACCTGTCGATACGGCTACAGTATCAGCAGCAGGGAATAGTAAGCCGGTGTTACTATCACCTGTAGCTTGTAAAGCTGGTGCTGCAGCAGTACCTGCTTGAAGTGCAATATTACCTGATGTATCTAATTCAATATTATTGCTAATGCTACTTGCATTCTTGAGATAAGTCGAGCTTAACGTACTCATTCTGGTTCCTTGTTCTTATCCTTCATTTTACAGGAGCAAGATTCACATTTCTTGCACCACGTTTTGTCGCCAGGAATTACTTCGGTACCGTATTCAAAGTCATCGTAATCTTGTTGATTACGCAACCACTTAGCAAACTCTTCGATGTACTTCTTGATAAGTTGTGTTGGCACGACTAGACACCAAATGTAGTACCTTTGTAGCGCACATTAGCAGGGCGTCCAGCTCCAGGGTTGGGTACAAAGCCACCCATGGATTCATCGTATTTTACTGGTGTGCTTGGTCCTTGATTTGCAGCTTGAAGAGGGGAGCCAGAGATCATAGTTTCTTGTACCAGTGGGCCACCAAACTCCTGAGCATACTGAGTTTCTAATTCCACATCAGGTATGTCACCTTGTTGCTTGTACTTACCTTCACCTTGAAGATAAGATTGTAAGAATCCTAATGCTTTGGGGGAATCGTTATCCATCATCATAGTTTTACTTAAGGATTCTCTAGTGCAGTTACACGTGCTTCTAATAATGTTAACCTATCTGTAGGTTCCCAGCGATTAGCTGTTGCATTCCAATTCAAGATATCAAGATCTGATTTGGTGCCATTGGCTTCCACATCATGTAGATCCTGTAGACGATCACCAGTAGACCAACGAACAAACAGTGTTCCGTTATTTTTACTGTTAATAGCAGCAGCAACAGCTAACTTTAGGTTAGGTGCCTGAGGTTCTGTTGCTGTAAAACCTCCTGGTACAGCAGGGTCGCACCACAGAATTGCTCCTTCACTAAAACCACTGGTATTAAATCCTCTGACTTCACCAAATACTGCAACTAATCCGTCACTGGCCCCTTCAATCTGTTCAGCAGTTACACCAAAAAAGACGTAGCCAGGATAAGTCCCATTGGCTACCATAGGAGCTACCTTGAGGCGGCCACTAGCACCTAAGGTGCCAGCAAACATTACGGCAGTTCCAAGAGGAATGGGAACTGTGTTGCTTGCATTACGACATTCAACGTAGTTATTACCTCCAGCAATTAGTTCTCCTTTGTCTTCACTGTTCTTCACATAATGAACAGATCCATCAGTATCACAGCGTAACCCGCTATCAAAAGAGTTAGTGAAGGACAAGCTAGGCTCTGTTGCAGTACCTGCTGGTACTTCAACAAAAGCCTGGCTAACTAAATGTCCCGTCTTTCGATTGAGATTTAAAGGAAAGGAGTCAAGTCCCATTACATTCCGCCTTGCAGGAAAGCTTAAACTCGATTACGAACAGGAAGCTTCACAGTAGTTGCCATGTCAGCTTGATCTGCTGTTGCTTGCTGTTGTGCTTCTTGTTTATTGAGTAGGCCCAGGCTTTCCATGGTGGGACCAAACTCACCTTGGGCACGCGTTCCCAGGTCGCCCATCTGAACTTCTTCAGTAGGTTCAAAGGTACCTGCAAACCCCTTGGTTTCAGGGAACATCTTAGCAAGTAAAGGATTGTAAGCACCAACTGCGCCACCAGGTTGCCCCATTGCAGTCTTCCCGTACTTCTCCATCCAGATCTTCATACCCAGATCTTCCGCTTCCTGAGTTTTCTTTTGAGAAATCAGGTTGCGATATTGCGCCATCTGAGATTTGTACTCATCACTTTGAGAACGGTCTACTTCTCCAGCAGGTGTTAAACCGCTAACAATAGCTGCTGGTTGGACAGTGCCTGCTGGGATAACTGCTGAAGGTTGTGCTGGCGGAGGAAGTTGAGGTGCTGCAGGAGGCTTACCCATTCCTTTGGGAACAAATACGCGTCCCATCTCATCCATATAGCCACCTAAACGATAGGCATCTTCAGAAGTCATCCCACCAACGCGGCCTGCTTCATTCATAAATGCGCCAGGGGGCAGCTGATCGCTACTGATAGACGTGTAAGGGGAGGCTTGAGGAGCAGCTTTAGCTCCACGTCCAGCAAAAAAGGATCCAGGACCAAATAAGAACTGAGCACCTGGAAATGTAGGTGTCCAGTTAGGTGCTGCTGCTTTTTTACCGCTACGTTGACCGCCTTGGTATGGCATTGTTTATAAGAATCCTTTCTTACAATAGTAACACTGGGCAATAGAAATTCCTCATGCAAGTTATTCAAACCTTCCCTCACGGAACCACCATTGAATTTGGTGAGGATAAGCACAACAACCAGGTACACAGAGTTTGTACTCCAGGGGGATCCATGTGTCGGTATGTTGAGCCTTACCATTGTGCGCTTTGTTATGCACAACAGTATGAGGAGTTCTATGCAATCAAGCCTGAGGGTTAGTGATACCTCTGTTGAGGCATACAGATGTACTGCTGAGTAGTAGCTGAGATGCGTTGTGCTGCAAGGGTTTTCGGCAATTCAAAAAGAACTGACGAAAACCTCCATTTAGTACCGGTATTTCACTTAGGACGTAAGAAGTAGGGGTAAGTGTCCGTCCGTTCGATGTATTGGGATGAACAGTTGTGAGGTGTTAACGGGTGGCAAACGGAGCTAAGCCTTACCCTACTTCTCTTTCCTAAAGAGAAATAAGGGGGTAAAACCGAGCTTCACGTTCGTTCGTTTTCTAATCCTGGAAATCCCTTGACAGGACAGAGAATTCCTGGCTAACCTCTGAACACACCTAGCACCTCCCCTAATGGACTACAAGCAGTTTTTTGCTGATCTATATTTTACTGATGAAGATCTTGCTAACTTTGCGGCCTTAGTTGCTTTCTTAAATGCAGAACTAGGTATGGGAAAGTGCTGGTGCGTAAAACGTTACAACAAGGCACTCTTCAATCAATTTCGAGTTACGCACAAGTACCGCCCCCTATACAAAAACAAAGATCCCCGCCTCATGACTCTTGCCTTGGCCAACAGGTTTGCCCCAGTGGAGGAGGGTCGCTACATCATGCTGGTGCGTAGACACACCTGTACCTCTCAGTACTGCATCAACCCGGACCACTACTACTTCGGTACAGCTAAGGACGTGAAGCTGGAGCAAGCCAAGCGCAAAGGTCAAAACATCAGCCCGGAAGTCCTGGCAGAAATCCGGAGTCGTCGTGAGTCCAATAAGACTAAGTGGACCTACGAAAAGCTGGGCAAATTCTTCAAGCTCCCCTACCATGTCATCAGAAGAATCTGCCTAGAAGGCGCTTACACCAATGGCGACTGACTCCAGCTCACCACTCTCAGACAACCTGGAGTCAATCCTGAAGCCATCAGGGAACTACATGGACCGCATCCTGAAGGTCTATGAGGAGACCAGGGGTAAGTACTGCCTATGGCATCGGCGGAGCAGCGAGGGGCACTTCGAGAACTTCGGCATCGACTACGAATGCAAGGACTGCATGGAAGCCATTAAAAAGGGGCGCTGCACCATCGATGTCACCAACTTTGATCTTGATGTCTACTGGAATGTCAGGAACTTCTGGTTAAAGGTCGATATCAAAGGACCAGATGAGTGTTGGCGTTGGTTGGGTGCAACCCGTAGAAATGAAAAAGAAACTGTTGCTTATATGCCAAGCCCTTTCCACTCAGCTAAAACACAGTCAGCACACCGGGTTGCCTTCTGGTTAAGTCGTGGGTACACAGGTAAGTACAAGGTCAGCCATAAAGAGGGTTGCAGTATTTTGTGTTGTAACCCACTCCACTTAACAATAAAGGAGTTAGGATCAGAAGCTCAGCCCACAGAGATCGAAACGATCAACCTGAACTATGGCAACATCTTCGCCCGTGCAAAAACCGATCTACAAACGGAGTCAAGTTCTCCCGAGTAACTATCATCTTCCCGAAAAACAATATGCAGCTTTTGTTTCTATTGGTTCTGAATACCACGTTAGTGAGTGGTTTGAATCCAAGGAAGAAGCAGAGCTAGAGCGTCGTTGTATTGAGAAACAACTTAGTTATGAGTTAATTGAAACTGTAGAAGGAGAGGGTTTCTATCCAGAACGCGCTAGAATTATCGAAGAAAAGTATCAAGCTAGTGGCCGTACCAACGGGTTATACACTGGCCTAAACAGTTTAGATGTCTAGGTTCTTAGCAACACTTCCAGTTAATACCGGTTTCGTTAACTTAGGATCAGTTGAAAACTATCCAACTGGCGGAACCGGTCCTACTTCATACGGGCCTACAAGCTACTTTGGCAGTGATCCTCTGCCACAACGGTTAGGGGATTCAATTAATAACCCCGTTAGTTTAGGTAACTTAACGCCGGTATATAAGTCTATAACCATCTCTAATAGTCATGGTGGTCTCAGTAGACAACAGACTTCTTTCTATTCTTTTAAGCTACTGGCACCACGTTCAATTAAAATAACTCAAAACTTTAGCCAGCTTTCTACAACTTCTAATACAAACAAAAATACTCTGGTATCTTTTTATAAGTTAGAGAACGGGACGCATCGTAGAGAGCTTCCTATTAATGACGTTGGTTACGTCGTTGAAGAAGCTTCTATTGAAAATGGCGACCTTGACAACCCTATATATTCAACAGATTACCCGTCATTACAACTGTCTCCAGGGGATTACATCTTCTTAATTACAAACGATATTCGTTACTTAGAGACAACTTATTCAATTACTTTAGAGAGCTTTCTCAATGACTGGCGCTTTGTAAATGAATCAGTTGAAGAAGCACTAAACTTTGGCTTAGTGACTGAGGGTATTGATTCTGCTATTGATTTTGGTTTTCTAGAAAGTTGACCTTTCAAAAAGATTTGCTATTGTAAAATCATGCGTTCAGCTCTGCCATGAAAACTATTTCATTCAAAGACTTTGAGCAGCACTTTGATGACTTCCTTGATGATGTCATCGAGAACGGTCGTCACTATAGGATTGAACTTGATGACGGCAGAGCTGTTGTTCTTATTCCTTTTAAGGACTATGAGTTTTTATCTAGCACCTATGAAGAATGGTTAGAACAATCTAACCACTAAGAGCTAATAGTAAAATCTCAAATATTCCAATTCTTAGAGCTCTTAACTTCAAACGGTCTTATACCTCTAGCGTAAGGGTTCCCAATATTAGCTTTTTCTAAGTTAGCTACCTGTTTTTCTAAATCACTAATCCTATCAGCTGTTTTAATTTCTTTTTGTGCTATGCCATATCCTTTCTCTAAAAATTCCTTAGAAGGAAGATAGGCTTTAGCATCAAAGAACTCACGCTCTTTAAATTTAGGATCAATTTGTGGTAGGCCTGCGCCAGGAAGAATGCTTGCTTTTGCTACAGCATCAGCATATGCTTCCCGTGCTTTTACAAGATTGATCCCGCTAACGTTAGCTTGCTCAGCACGTGCTTCTTGAATATAAAGCGGCTCATAGCTTTGCGTAATCGTTTTTTTACCCGGATTGTATATTGTTTCGCTCTTGCTACCGCCGCCGCCGCTGCCCATTTGTCTTACTTTAGCTTGAACTCTATACTTACTCTATCTGTAATAAACCTATAGGCATGGGGGATCAGCTGGAATCCAGCGGTCAGCAGGACGACAATCAGGATCAACTCAGCATAAGTAATCGGTCGTTTCATAGTAAGAGTCCTTTCGTTGAGGATTTTAAAGATCTCCTCAAATTGATGTCCACTAAGACCATGCTATCATTGATGTCAACCCAGCAGAAGAATTTGGCTAGAGCTTTGTGGGAAGCCGAAAACTTTGGAGGGAAGCCCCTGCCTGGTCAGCTTAGTCAGGTCTATCCGATTCGTGAATACTACGAATGGGTTCTTCTTATGGAGCATCAGCGCCAGTGGGAGACCAGGCAGTATTATTGCCAACATGCAAAAAATTGTTAGGCTGTCTACAAAGTAAACAGCCATGAATGAGCTACCGCTTTGTTGATCTTGATATTAATCAGGTCACTGTAGAAAACTACCAGCAAATTCTTAAACCCTCTCTAGCTCAACAGGTTAATCCCTTTGTACCACCTGAAGGCAGCTTTGAAACGCCAGATCTAAAACGATACCTGGAGTTAGTAAAAAGTTACGAAGTCAGCACAACAGACCTTGTGCACGGTCTTTCGTTGGCTGATCAGATCCGTATCACATTCAGTGATATGAAGGCTGCCACAATCTGTGAGAAGTTCCCCGACATTGACTTAGGAACAAAACGACGGTATCGTTGTGTAGCTGAATATTTGATTCGCCAGGGTGAGCTAGCTAAACTCAAAGATGAGAATGGTAAGCTCATTAAAAAGCTAGGCAACATGGGGAAGATGGTCGTCATCTACGAACCGTTGCCTAAGATTTGTAAAACCTTACAACAAACAGGTCTCGGACAGTTTATTAGAGATGAGCAACAGGCGGCAAAAGTTAGTCAACGGTCTTCTTTCTACGGCAAAGACTGGTGGGGAGAGGAAGATGGCACAGTTAGTGATTGAACGTATCTGTGCTGATATGTGCGATTTCTTCGAGAAGTTCTACCATAACGAGGGGCCTGGTGCCATTGTCTATGTACCTGGCGCAGAAGATCCTGAGAACAGCATGTTTTATCTTCCGGTTTCTGCTTTGATTCAAGCGCAATCAGATTTTAACTCCAGGGAGATGGAAGGTCCTGCAGAGATTATGCAGAAAGCTATTGCTAGGGCAGAATCAATCGACCCGCAGAAACAAGGACTGTTCATCATCCAAGATGAAAAGCAAATGTCTCTGATCTGCTACGAACGTGATCAACCGTTACCATTTGCTGACGTAGATACTGATGCGTAAAATCAGTGCAAAAAGGTATTATGACCAAGCTGCACGCATCTATCGCCTGGAAGATGACTGGTGTACACCGCCTGTTTATCTTCCTCACATTTATCATGTACTCGGTCATATTGATCTTGACCCTGGCAGTACAGAGCACGCCAATCAAGAATTTATCCAGGCAGATAAAATCTTTACAAAAGAAGATGATGCTTTAAATCAACAGGACCCCTGGAAGGGAAACGTTTATTGTTTCCCTCCTACCTATGGTCGCTGTTCTTTTAGTAAGGTAAGGCAGACCTGGAGATGGTCTCTGAGCGGTGGTGGTCCCGGTGCCTGCAGTCCTGCACGCGCGTGGTTTGACAGGCTAGAGAAAGATTGGAAACTAGGTTTTGTAAATTCTGCTTTGTTTTACACAACAACAGTAGAAATCATGAGGACAATTCCATCACTGTGGAGTTATCCTGTTTGCATTCCTAAGAATCGCCCCAGCTTAGTGCACGGTAAAAAGTTTTATCTTTACGAGAACTTTCCCAAGTGGGGCTTCTTTGTTTTTCTGCCGCCACGAGAGCTTGGTTTTAATCACCTTGATAAATTCCGTGAAGCATTTTCACCGCTTGGAAACTTGGTGATGTGAACTAAGACGGTGTAGCCCTAAAGGAATTACGGAAACCAACACGCCCATCAGTATTGCTGATAGCGGCAGAACCGCGTGGTTCATAAGGGAGCGCACCCACAGGATAGGTTCCACCTTGGCCAGCAAAGATAAAGCGATCATCACCACGACGTTCTTGAGTTACTGGGAATCTACCAGCACTACGACGTGCTTGCATATAGTTACGAAGGAACCCCAGTCCTTCTGTATTATCTGAGACTTCTTTAGCCTGCTGATAGCGATTATCAACAGTGTAGGATTGACTCTTAGGTACTGTCATCTTAGTATTCTGACAGCACTTAATGTTTTACCTTGAGCGACCAGGTTAACCACCCAGATCATTATACAAAAGGAGGAATTGAATGTATCCAAGCCATGGAAGCAGCGATGTCTCCAGAGGCTTTTCGGGGTTACTGTAAAGGAAATGTGCTCAAGTATCTGTGGCGGTACGAATCGAAAGGTAGTACCGTTCAAGATTTATTAAAAGCTCAGTGGTATTTAGAACGTCTAATCAGAATAGAAACAGATAAAGTTGACTCATAAAAGTTCTCTTTGATTCTTATACTGCTCTTCAAATTTCTGAATACATGCAGCCTCTTCCTGAGCACGAAGCCACTCAGCCTCCTGGAGTTCCAACTCTTTCTCCAGAGGAATTTGACTGCTTACGAATCTTAGAGTTTCTAGATCTTTTAGATCAGCTTCAAGGAAAGCAGACCGCGATCCCATACAAGTCGGACGCTCCGTCCACAAAGTAAAAAATTTATCAACAACTTTACCTGATGGGTCGTATTTAAGTAGTTCTTTCTCCAGGTATTCAATAGCTTTCACCTGCTGAGGTGAGCCATTAAATGTCGTAGCAATATTAAGAAGGCAGCGATCTAACTTACATTTATGCTCAACTAAAAGAGAAACTTCTTTATCAACATCAAGAAAGACATCAAGTTCTGCTCTTCTCCTGGCGACTAATCCTGGATTACTAAGGTAATTCTTCCTAAGAAAAGGCGACCATTCTCGTATAATTTCAGAACGCCTGGCGCCAGTATTAATTAATTCAAGTAGTTTGCATACTTTGAATTGAACAAAGCCAATGCTATGTGCATAACTAAGAACAGCAGCTTTCTTCTTTTCATTTAATGGTATGTAAACTACATCGTCTACATACTGTGCAAACAATTCTAGATCTTCTCTTAACTGTTGATCAACAACTTCTCTACTTACTCTTAAGTTTGCAAGAATCCCTTTTCCTTTTAAGCGGATGCTTCCATAACCAATGGCATATAATCCGTCTCTCTCATTTACTTTATAAGATGCGTATTCTTCAAAACCAGTATGAATCCTGCACGGTGTGTAGCGCCGTACCAATTCATATCCCAGCTCAGTAAAAAATGACAAGGGGCAGAGAGCCCCATATCAGGACTCAGGGAACAACCACTGATCCGTTATAACTGATTTCACTGTAAGCGTCATCAGTGGTTAACAGAACCAGATAGTTCTTACTAGCGTTTGTAACGGTCACAGCAACAGCGCCTTTCCCGCGACCTGCTTTGGCAATATCAAAGAACTTTTGATAGCCAGTAGGAGCAGAACCTGCAGTATAGTCGTCGTCTTGGAAAATCTCAACAGTGTTGATACCATTGCTACGATCAAACGTAACAATTAAATTACCAGTAGAAGAAGGGTTTACAAGAAACGCACGCTGACTGAGATCGCCTGTAGAACCAGGCAGTGCATCACCTTGATAGGTAATCTCAGCACCACTGGCAGTGAAAGTATCTTGGGTTCCTTGGAAAGTGCGGGTAGCCATTATCAGCTAATTTGGTTTTGAGTTTGAAACTGGAATGAGATGTCGGCATCAATACCGTGTTCCTTGAGAATGCTTAAGAACATTTGTCGATCCATCATTTTCATGTGGAGCATATCAACAAAAGCTTCTTCTAGCTCATCACGGTCAAGGTCTTTGATTGCCAGAGCTGCTGCATGGATAGCAAATTCACTGTCCATGGGCAGATCCAAGGCATTGGCATCCATTGAAAAACTTACCAATCCGTGTCTACATCCTAACAGCTCTGCAATTTTTGGCTACTAGGCCATTGCAGTTTGGATGCCAGGTGGGATGTATCGCTGATCAACAGCGAAATGAGGCTTATCTTCAGCGCCTTCAAAAATACCGGGAGCGACTTGAGGTAAGCGTGCGCTCACGTACTGATTTAAAAAGGAGTTCGTGTCTGGCGTTTCCATGGAGAATAGTGTTGCTAAGAGTAGTAATACCGAAATAGACGCTAACAAAAACCAAGATAAGCGTTAACATAACTAGCCCAGATTAGATTTGAGCAGCCACTGAAACTTTTTGTGCGCCCGCCCACGTTCTATAGCTAAGTCTAAAGTCAACTGATCTTTCATGGCTTCTGCTTCTTCTGCCAGAAGGTTAAAAGATTCTGCAAGTGTATTATTGTTTACCGCCAGGGTACGAATCATCCCGTCTTGATCAAAGCAGTTTGTTGGAACTTCTTCAATCATGGAGTGGTTTAGATCTTCAACGCTTAGTGGAGTACTAATATCAAGAGAGCGGATGTGTTCTGCAATAACATCCAAACCATCCTGTAGTTCCTCATAGATCTCTTGAGTAAGCTTATGGATAGAATAAAACTTGCTGCCCATCAGATTCCAATGAACAATATAAGTTTGATTCAGCAGATAAGAAGTATCACGCAGCAGCTGCACCAGATGGCAGTAACAAGCTGACTTGGGATCCATTTTTACTTTAGCCATTTTTACCACTTAACTTTGTGACTCCAGTAGCGAGCTGACATCTTATCCGGATTAGGATCTTGGGCGTTATGTCTAGCATAGTATGACTTTTTACGCGCTTTATCTTTCTCTGTTGTTGGATTCTTTCCAGCTCCTTTAACTCCTTGTTGACCGAAACGTACAATCTTTTCTTTACCTCCTTCACAAGCTTTGACTACATGTGACTTGGTGGGGTGCCCTGGAGTGCGCTGCGGTTTATTGCACTTCATGTGCTCTTTAGCTAACCGCTTAGCCTTCGCGTGATCTGCCATTACATGTAACCCAGCTTCTCAGGAGAAACGGTTTGATCGACCTGGCCTAAAACTGTTTTAGGAAAAGGATACGGCCAGCGCTCATCACGCGCTTCGCGCGTGACTTCATCTGGCTGAAGACGCTTCCGCTCAATAAAATCATCTAAGAATTCTTTATTAGGATTCTCATCCATCATGCTGTAATAGCCGATTCAAGAGCGGTAGAAAGATAGATTGTTTGTGGCTTCTGTTCTAACCACTGCTTAATTCTACTAACCCTTTCCTCTGAGTACAAGGGGTGTCCTTCTTTTAACCAATCAAAAGGTAAAGTACTGGACTTAGATTTATTGCAAGAGTTACAGCAACATGCCAAATTATTTCTTGTATTGTGTCCACCTTTATGCTTAGGAACAATGTGATCTATGGTTGCAGTGCGATCACAAAGCTGTTTTTCACAGTAAGCACACTTCCATTCCCAAGCTTCAAAGATTGATTCCCGAAACTTCTTCCTTGCTGATTTAGGACTTAAAACAATGAGGTTCGCCAGGAGATCGTTCTCACTGTGAAACATGTTTTATTTACAATTCCTAACATCAGCGTAGGGTGCACACACCTGTACTTCCTGTTAAGCTGTGCTTGCGCGGGAGCGTGGCGGAATTGGTATGCGCTGCGGACTTAAAATCCGCTGGTCCTTGACCTTGTGGGTTCGAGTCCCACCGCTCCTATTAATCAGTTAAACCAATCTCTTCTAGAAAAAAGTCTGTTTCCAGGTCAGCTGGATCGTAGTTGGCATCTTCCAGCAGTTTCAAAAGGAAGTAATGCACCCTTTCCTGTACCCACTTGAGGTCATCGTCTGATACATCACAGACAATGGCATCAAGACGGAGTTCACGAGATGGCTCACGGATGTGGTCTGCAAGCAGCTCCAATGCCCGATAACGTCCTTTCGTGAACTCCCCAAGCATCAGTCCACTCCAGCGGTACTGAGAGCGTCTTTAAGGCTCTTATCTTCTAGTTCAACCTGGCGTTGCTTAATTACAGCAAGGATCTCAAGAGCACCTTGAACTTTCAAGAAGCCTTCTTTATTACGTATGAGCTGTTCTTCTCCTTTACGGATGCTATCGGTAAGGGAGGAGAGTTGAGAACTTAGTCCTTTTTCAAGATCAGTGAGGATGTCTTCCATAACAAGGGGGTATTTACGGACACTATACCTACTGCAAATCTAACCACCAGCCACTGCCAGAGCCTTCAACGGTCCAGCGTTTTTCCATAAAATATTCGGTGTAGACAACTGCATTACCGTTCGTACTTTCGTAGGTGCCGGTGTAGTTATCCAGTTTGCCCCAGGGATCGTGAACTGTGTATTTAGCTGGGTCAGTGTGATAGCCGATAGCGCAGATCCAATGCCCAAAACCACTGGGATTACCACCTGGTCCCTTATGGAGGATACCAATTGGAACAGGAATGTTGGCATCAAGCCTCTTCTTAAGAAAAAGAAGTGTTCCATCCTGCCTAAATTTAGCTTTAATACCCAGGCTATTCAAGACCTTAACATGTACGTTGGGGTTAGTGGTATCTCCAATAGCAAAGACTTTTTGGATGTATTCATTGTCATTTTTAATGCACCCTGGCCTCATGTACATTGCAGCCATCGCACAGCTGGAGGAGAAGCAGGTGCGGCTTGCGTCTCGATAGTTATCCCGTTGCGACTGGTACGGAACATCTAGCATAACACCATCGTAAAAGACTGCTGGAGTCTTTACGGGTTGAGGATGTGGACCACCAAGACCAGACCAATGCTGATCAAAGACCCACCAAACACCTGCACCCCAGGGGAGGTTAATCTGCGTGTGACCATTTTTCTTTTGTAGAACTTCAACATCACGATAGGTTCGGTTGCCTTTAATGATTACTTTTTGATCACGCTCTAGTTTTGTACTGTCAACCGGTTCTTTCTTTAGGGCGGTTGAACGACTTGAGGTAATAGTAATCTTTTGCTTGGGTTTAATTTCTTTACCAGAGATAAACAATTCGACTTCTTTCTTACGACGTGCAACTAAACCAGGTAGTGTTTTATCACCGGCCTTAACCCACTTAGGTAACTCTTCTTGAGCCACTTTATTAGGATCTTCTCCTTTATTAAGACGCTTCCTTAAGGTCGATTCTTTAAGTGCACCTATCCCACAGTTATGAGTAAAGGATACAAGAGCATCAAACTGAGGTTGATTTAGAGGAACAGTGATATGAATGTTGACTGCATCTTCAAATCTTTTCAAATCACCAAGAAGTAGCTGCTCTGCTTTCTCTTCAGTGATGGTTTTATCTGGCGTCACATCATCACCAGTATGTCCCCAGCCAATGGTCCAGACTCCTGCAGGACACTTATAGGCAGTGAGTTCTAACCCTTCAAAGGTTTTAATGAGATCTAAACCAGCTTTAGAAATTTTCACAGCAGTGCTACTACTGCTTCTAGTTTACCTTCTTCTCTATTCAGCGTTACGAGATAAACTAATCAGTGTTGTCAATACTCCCATCATTACCGTAATAGTTCGGGTATCTACATCAGTACAGCCCATAGGAGCTGGGTCGATTTTTTCACTCTCTGGGGTGCCAACGTATTTTGCATACCAAGGCCATACCGCAGGGAGCACATAAAACCTACAAGCTCCCCACTGAATGACAGAAACTAAAACAATAGCTGAAGCGCAACCAACAATTGATCGCCAAAGCCAGTTAGTCACTACACATTACATGTATCACATTCGTCTACTCTAATCCACGAAACCGTGTCCTCATCCCATGCGTACTCATGCCCATCTTGAGGATAAGAAATAGGTGAATTCCAAGTCAATGTAACTGGATCAAGAATCCAGCTACTGAAATAATTTGGAGGAATGAAAGCATCTCTGGCGAGATCATAAGTAAATCCAACACCAGCAAAATGTTTTCGGAAATTGTTGTTATAACTTGTTTGTTTCCAATTAGTTTCAACACCAAACAAGCTTTTGAGATATTGAATTCCTTTATCTTCTCGCTCTACTCCATCCTGGAGCAAGATCTCATTGGCAACTACAAGAACACGTTGAACAACGTTATTCTCATCTAGCTCTGCAAAGTGTGCCATCAGCTTACAACAAATGTTGAAGTCGAAGTAAAAGTATGGACCCAATAATCCACACCCCCAACAGTATAAACAGTTTTAGTGCCACCACTTGCAACTAATCCTGATGCAACGCGATACCTAATAAACACCTGTCCACCTGAACCATCGCCGCCATTTAGCGTTGATGTGGAGCCACCGCTAAGCCTATAGGCACCGCCGCCGCCGCCTGAACCACGATTAACAGAGCCATCTTGTGCAGTAGTAGGAGGCAATCCTAGAGCACCGTTTCCGCCTACACCTGATCCGCCTGGTGCACTAAAACTGTCACATCCACCAGCGCCACCACCACCTGCAACAAAGTACGTACCGCCTAAACCAAATGTGCTATTGAGATCTAATCCTGAACCACCAGTACTAGTTGTACCAACAGATCCTTTACCACCGCCACTACCAGCAAAACAACCTGAAGTCGGGCCGCTACCGTCATTACCTTGTCCTGGTGTACCGCTACCACCTGGAAGGTTTACAGGGGGGTTACGCGCACCGCCACCACCTGAACCTCCACTGCCGCCTTCACCTAGGGAAATACGGCTTCCTCCGCCGCCACCTCCAATTGCAGTTGTACCAAATACGCTTGAATTAGCTCCAGCAGTGCCACGTATTGAACTATTAGTCGAACCTGCGCCGCCAGCACCAATGGTTACGGTGTAGGAAGTACCTGCGGTAACGGTATAAGAAGCTAAGTCAGTACAGCCACCAGCACCGCCACCACCAGCGCCGTGGTCACCAATATCTGCACAGCCACCACCGCCACCACCGGCAAGGACAACAAATTCAACGTCGTAGCTGCGGCCACCAAACGTTAATTGTTGGATTGTCATCAGGTTAAACCGCTACCAGATACAACAAAAACATTACTGGCTACGCACAATACTGTACATAAACCATACTGAAGAAGGGTGCGATTTCCTGTTGTAGCAGTACCACTCAGTCGCAACGTTGTACCACTACCTTGGGTGATTGTCTGGCTGGAGCCTGAATTATTATAAATGCTGATTGCATCACCAGCGGAAAAAATACCTGAAGGAACAGTAATACCGCCTGTTGTAATGCTGATGTGCTTGCCAGAATCAGCTGCAACCAGAATATAAGAACTTGTTTTGGCGTTCTGAGGGATTGTACGAACTTCTCCTTTACTGTCGGTAACACTACCGCCAACATTTACGTTTCCTGTAACTGTTAAGTTGCCTGTAGTACGTGAGAAAGTAAAACGTGTTGTGGTGCCATCACGGAAAATTAAATCACCAGAGCTGAGATCAATGTAGTTAGTGCCACCAGTCCGCCATAACTTGTACTCAGAACTAGCGCCAATACCAATGGTGCTATGGATGCGCAGGCCACTGGTCGTAATGGCTCCCACAGCAGCACCAGCACTTGCTAAACCGATTTCATTGGTAGCGTTACGGTAAAATCCAGTATCAGTGTCGTTAATGAACGTGATACTAGGGGCCGCAGCAGTATTGTCAGGGTAAAGGCTGCCTGCTGTTACGTAATCAGCACCAGCAAGAATAACGCCAAAGAAACTCCAACCTCCGGTGGGAGGAGAAGCAAAAACAATGTCAGTTCCACTTAAAAGAAATCCGTTTGTACCGCTTGGATCTGGTTCCTGTACAACACCGTTAACTGAGATTAAACACTGTTGCGCATTAACCGGAAACGGTACTGGAGCTGAACCCAATACAGTAAGCGCAAAGGTATCTTGAACACCATCAAAGCTACCGCTGATATCATCAATCAGCGTATAGCTTGGAAAAGCAACCTGAAGATCGTTACCAATATAAGGCACTGTCTTTACCTCTTAGCTAATTTAGATGGTTGCTGGGGCCAAACAACTTGGTTTGGTTCTACATTAGCAAAAGTTTGCGGTAAATCCCGTAGAATTTGACGGTACTTAGTCCACTCCAAGGTGTCTACGGTACAGCCATTAACAGCTGTCCAATCAGTAGACATCAACAAGAAGTCACGTTTTTTGCGTACTACATCCCAGCTATCGTCGGGTAGTTCAAGAATTAAATCTGATTGAGAAGCAAGTAGTTCTTCAAAGTGAGAAACACGCCTCTTTAATTCTGCGATCTCAGCACGCAGCTCAACAATATCTAAATTCTGTGTAAGTCCCATCTTTACGTTTGCTCAAGATAGCTTACACAAAGATCAACTGCTGTAGCAGTATTGCAGCGTGCCCTTAAAATATCAAATGCTTCAATGATAATTTTTGTTCCACCTGTCAACTCTAAAGAGGAGCCAGCAGGCACTGGTGCATTACGGAGAAGATAAACATCATCTCCTGTTGTCGTTACTAAATAGAGATCAACAGTAACGCTAGAAGCTGTTTTGTTGGCAGCATAAACACTTAATACAATGTTTGTGCTGCCGCCAGCTGCCGTAAAGATATTAGTCGTAGCGTTACTAACAGCATCCGTAACAACATCTGATTTGGTGGCGTGCTTGAAAGTGTTTGCCATATCAACTTAAAGCCAGAATCAGAGGAATTACGTCGCCTTGAATGAGACCGCTTTGAGCAGTAATACTGCCGGTCACAATAAGGTTACCAGTAACAGTTGATGTACCCGATGAATCTATTGTAACTCGCGCAACCCCACCAGTTACAAGGGACATGGTATCTGGACCTGTCCGGATGATACCTGTATTGGCATCACTGGCAAAGCGGAGAGCACAACTGCTGAGGCTACCTGGTGATAACTCAAGGTTGGTGCCGTCATTACGAGCTAAGGAGAAGCCACCTGCTGTAGATCCGTCGTGAACGACAACGGTATTAATATCAGTATCAACAGTAACTTCACCAACTGCACCAATAAATACAGCAGTTTCTCCTGTTGTACCGCGCCTAAATTGTACTTGGGTTGCCACTAAAAGTCCACATCTATTTTTATTTTAACGCGTCTCCGGCGTAGTGTGTTTTTATGCTTGATTTGTCAACTTACTGAAGAGGGTTGTGGAGGCCACTAGACATTCCAGGGGGAACCAGGTTGTTCTGAGACCATACGAAGGTTTTCCCGGTAGAAAGCCCAATATGACTTCGATCATGGCAGCAATGGCTACGGGTACAGCTTAGCGCCCGTTACTTGATCTACTGCGTCACGCCGTTGAGGACGATGATCCAGCCGCGAGACTTGAGAGTGCTTACTGCTGAGCTGATGCTTGGCGTGCCGCTACTGGCGTTGTAGTCGATGGTAATCTCTTTGTTGCCGCTGCTGGGCGCAGATCTGCCGGATGTGGCGATGCTGTTGAGGATATTCTCTACGCTCGTAGCAGACAGCGAAGTACAGCCAGACCAAGCAAAATAAAAACAGCTAGCACCCGGTGTTGCGGTCCAGTTATCAAAGAAACTAGCAGGGAAGCTCACTAGGCTTGTACAGCCATACCAAGCAAAAGAAAAGGTAGTAGCGCTGTTTGCCCCCAAAAGTGGAAAGCTTGTTAGTCCTGTACAGCTAAACCAAGCTGCGTTTACGGCAGTTGCGCTTGACATATTAAGCGCGGGAAAGCTCGTAAGCCCTGAGCAGCCTTGCCAAGTACCAGCAAAACTGGTTCCGCTAGATACATCAAGCAACGGGAAACTGGTAAGACCTGAGCAGTCGCGCCAAGCGCTTGCAAAGGTGGTTCCACTGGATGTATCAAGCAACGGGAAACCGGTGAGACTTGTGCAGTTGCGCCAGGTAGTAGTAAAATTCGTGCCACTAGATACATCAATCAAGGGAAAGCTGGTAAGCCCTGTGCAATTTTGCCAAGCGCCCGTAAAATCAGTTCCACTAGACGTAGTAATCAGCGGAAAACTGGTAAGACTTGTGCAATTTTGCCAAGTGCCAATAAATGAAGTGCCTCCAGATGTATCTAGCAAAGGAAAGCTGGCAAGGTTTGTGCAATAAAGCCAAGTACTAAAATAATTCGTAACTGCTGAGGTATCCATGTTCGCCGACACCGAAGACAGCGAAAATAAAGCATAAAATGCCTGGCTAAGGTTTGTACCAAAGGACCACCCCGGCGGCGTGGCGCCAAGAGATACGACTTCTGCGTTTGAACTGCCTGTCCCGTAATCAAAGCGCGGCCTGAAAACACCGCTGTTTAGCTTGACTTTAACCGTGTAGCTTCCGCTTGATGCGTAGGTGTGTGATTTCACAAATGTGCCTGTTGCTGAGACGTTTGTATCCGTCTGGCCGTCGCCCCAGTCCACGTCGTAATTACAGGTGGATTCTGTCCTAAGTGACCAGTTACCATCAGTCGTTGTGATCCCAATGTCCCACGTTGTCAGTGCGGGGGCAGCGGCGGAGAACTGATAGCTATTGA